TGATGCTCCGATTCTGTTCTCTAAATATGCGCTGGGCATACCGTTGTCTGAGGATGAAAACGCGGTTTTTCGTGCTCTATCAAAAGTGCAAGATGTTGCTGGTGCCGAGGCGATCATGCGCGGCATGGGTTACGGCGAGAGGATAGACGCGCCGAGTGACAGCGACGATGCGTTATCTCGTGCGGGTATAAATCCGTTTAGGCAGGGTGCATTTGCCGGCGAGTTTTTGGCCGATCCGTTTGCTGCTTTCAAGTTGGCGAAGTTAGCAAAGCCGGTGTTTGGTGGTTCGCGGTCCACGGACGCTTTAGCGGACGCGGCGGCAGCGGATTTCCAACAGCGGCTTGCTTTTGCCAATGCGGCAGCACGTGCGGGTGATTTAGAACTTCCGGAGATGTTCAGACGGCAAACTGTTGACGATCTTGCGAGTGACGCACGGTATGTAGCTGGTCCACGGAACATGGACTACGCGGGTCTGTCGGACGAGGAGCTTCTTGAAGAGTTTAATCGTGCGGTAGATACCTACAATCAGCGGCGCACTGGTGGGACCACGGACGAGGAGTTCGCGGTTACTGAGTTTGATCGCGTTCAAATGGACATCCAGAATGAGATTGCTGGTCGTAGGGGTAACGAGCACCGGCGTCTTACAGAGGATGAGGTAGCGGAGGAACGTGCTCGACAGGACGAGGATTTACCGCCTGCTTTGACCGCGCTGGTTAACGATTTTTTGGATGACGTTGAGATTACAGACATCCCTCCGGAAGTTGTGTTTCGTGTGGGCCGAGGCGAGGTTGAGGACGAGATTCCTGCGTTGTTTTCGGAAGGGTTTCAGAGTCAGCCGGGTGGCATTGGTTCATTAGATTCTGGAAATCCGGTCTTTGCACAGAATGCGATAAAGATCGGCGGCGACGATCAGTATGCTGGCAAAGTTCGGCATTATTCTCCGGCGCTGACTAGCTTTGTGAACATGGTAGATAGCGGCAAGTTTGCACGGGCCGCGAACAAAAATGGCGAGATTACCGGAACGCAGTTCTTGAGCATGCTCAAGGGTGATGCAGGTGTGATGTCTGAGGTTAAAGATTCGCCCTTTGAGACGGCGTTGCTCAAGGATCCGAACCAGAAGTTTACGGCGGAAGAGATTCGTCGTTTGATGACGACAAGACTGCCGCAGACTCGCACCCGTTTGTATTTCAACAAGGCTGTTTCAGATGCGGAAGATGCGGGACAGGCGCCGTTTGCATTATCTAGTCAAACTAGATTGTATGGTTCCTCTCAAATGCCCGATGAATTACGGTCATATAATAACGTGAAGGCAGAGGGTGCCGGAGGAAATCAACCGGACCCTGATCCGCGCGTTGGTTATTTTACGATGATTATGTCTAATACCACGGGCAACAGGATAGATGTGCCAGGCTACGGTATTATGAAGGCGCAGGATATTGAAGGGCATGATTACTACAGTCGTTATCCTGGGTTCTACGGTCATGCTCGTGGTATTGGCGTGAAAGAATTCGGGACGAACGATCTGTACGGTTACGCTAACGAGCTACAGTCTAATGCTGTTTCGAATGCGGACAGCGGCAGTAGGATTCTTATTCGCGGTCCTGGTGGCGTGGATTCTCAATATTTTAGGACACTGGACCAACGACTAGATGCTTGGCGTCAGGGCTATGAGAAAGGACAGGAGCAGAGCGTTCGCATTCCGTTCACCCCGGAAGTTTCAAAAATAATGCAGGACAGGCTTGATCTTCGCCCTCAAGTTATGAGTGAAGTGGATAATCTTCAAGAACGGTTGAACACTCTGGAGAAAGGTGTTGAAGACCGTCGGAGCGGAAGTTTTGAGACTTTTGCGCCATTCAGGGTGGAGCGTTTCGGAGACAGCAGAGATAACACAACTTTCATGAATCCCGAGACGCGAGGAGCCGCAGTATTTGCACAAGCTACTCCGCAGCTAGGTAACGCACGTAGTTCAGTTAGAAGACAATATTTGAAGCTGTTTTTCCCTGAAAGGGTGTCTGGTGGTTACCTTAATGTTAGAGAAACTGGAGAGCCGTATTTTCCGTCTTTAGATAATATTGGCGCGACGGGGTCTATACGAGACTTTTTGGATTCAGCGGGTCAGCCTGTTTCTCCCGAAGTGGTAGAGAATGTGGCAAAAAACATGAGGGACGTACGTTTTTTCATGAATAAAATTTATGCCCCGGAAGGCACCGCGAGTGCTGGTGATAGTGTGTTCATAAAGCATCCGGGGGTCATTGAGCGTTTTCCTAACATTCTTAACCCAGCGCCCACTAGCTCAAGACTTGTAGTTAGAACGATAGACAAGCAGGCGTTTCGCCAACTACCAGAAGCGCAACAAGTAGAAATACTGTCACTTGATCAAAGTGCCAAAAAAGCAGATGAATTTTTCAAAAATCAAACGCAGGCACTTTTGTTTGAAGATCCTGTGTTTCTAGAAAAAATAAAGGAACTTACTTCAAACGAAAGGGATTTGTTCGAGGACATCAATCAAAGACAGGTTGTGGTTGATAAGCTGGTTGATTCCTTTTCCGCAGAAGACTTGAAAAGGTTTACAGAGCGTTTGACAACCGCGAGAGCCGAAGCTGAAAAAATATTTGGCACGTTGAGCACCGACAGTTTTGTAGCGCAATTCTTGAACGATTTCACAGACAAGAATCAACTCAAATCGTTTTTGGGTAGTAGTGTGTTTGTCCCTCAAGAGTCATTGGAAAATGTTTTAAAATATGCTGATCATCTTGAGGACGAGAGAAAAATCTCGGAACTAACAAAAATTATCGCGGAGAAAACTTCTTCGCCAGACTACGCATCTTCTGTTCAAAAGTTTGAAGATGCACTCGACAATCATCCAAACGGCGAGGCAATGCGGACGTTGGATGAAATAGCAAAGGCAACGGTTAGAAGTGACGGCAAGCAAGGATTTATATCGCCTCTACCTTACAACACTGAGGCTGATTTCTATTCTGGTGGAATACGGTTACTGGCGAGGGAACTTCAGGCGAAAGGTTTCAAAGGCATGATTGTGCCTGACTGGAGGGTTCAAGCAAATCAGCGCTTGTTCAAAGGACAACCCGGCACCGAAGACAAATTCGCTAAATTTAAAAAACTGTACGGCAACGCCGTCAACAAAGGTCTCAAGGAGTTTGAGAAAGAGGGTGGCACTGTTGAGATTAGGAACACGCAGCCCGGCAACGAGTTTTATATAGAGGATGCTGATGGAAGCAAAGGTCCGATAAAACTTGTGCCCAGGGCGCAAGTGTATGATCCCAATCTTGGTGACGTAGTAGAAGTAGACGTTCCGTTACGAATTGTCCGATTTGATACCCCAGAGGGCAAAGAACTTCTTAGTGGTCCGATCCGACGCGCAAAAGGCGGCCCCGTAGACTTGAGGCCAAAAAAGCGGGTACACTCGGGTATTGGCGGCATGGCAAGGCAGGTGATGTGATGGACTATAAAGAAGGAAGACAGATGCTGATTGCCAGTCTTCGTAATCAGCAAGAAATAATAAAGGGTTCTTTGAAGGATCCTGATATACGAACTCCCGAAGTTCGCAGTGCGCTTATGAAAAGCATTATGGATCTTGAAGATCAAATACGTGAGATTTCAATTGCAGGCGACTTAGGTGGAACTCGCATGCACAAGAAAGGTGGCGCAGTGAAGAAAAAACGAGGTGGCGCGATTATGAAAAAACGAGGTGGCACCTTTAAGGGGACATTCTGATGGCGAAGAAAAAAGACGACATCAAAGACGAAGAGCTTCTGGCAAAACTTCGTGACAGGTTCTATGACCCAAAGCCGGGCGAGACAGACTACTCGGCGACGATGTCATTCGAGGAGTATGTCAAACGGATTGGACCGCCCAAAAAAGCTGCCGGCGGTATGATCAAAGGTTTTAGCCCCATTGCTCGTCCGCAGCGGTTCAAAGGAATCTTTTAATGGCACTTCCTCCACAGACAGTAGACATGGCAATGGGTCCGGGTGGCCCGACACAACAGATGCCTGAAGAAATGACGGTCGAACTGCCTATGGAGGACATGCTTCCAGAAGGCATTGAGATGACTGGCATGGAAGAGATGGTCGAGGTCCAGGCAGAGATGTACGACCACAACGCCAACCTTGCCGAGGTTCTGGATGATTCCATACTTGGCTCGTTGTCGTCTGATCTTAGTAACAAGGTAGATGGCGACAAGGAATCTCGCGAAGACTGGGAAGAAGCGATTGCCAAGGGCTTGAAGTTGCTTGGCGTAAATTACGAAGAGCGCAACGAGCCGTTCCTTGGCGCGAGTGGCGTGCACCACCCGCTTCTTAGCGAGGCGGTGACGCAGTTTCAGGCGCAGGCTTACAAGGAGATGTTGCCTGCTGGTGGTCCTGTAAAGACGCAGATTCTTGGTGCATCGAACAAGATGCTGGAGGATCAGGCCCAGCGCGTAAAAGATTTTATGAACTACCAGCTTATGGAGGTTATGGACGAGTATGATCCGGATACGGATCAGATGTTGTTCTACCTGCCGCTGACAGGATCGACGTTTAAGAAGGTTTACTTTGACACCAACAAGCAGCGTGCTGTTTCAAAGTTTGTGCCTGCCGAGGATCTGATTGTTCCGTACGCTGCCAGTGACTTGAACACCGCTGAACGTGTCACGCATGTTATCCGTCTGACTGAAAACGAGCTTCGCAAGTTACAGGTTGCGGGTGTGTACCGCGACGTGGACATACAAGCACAGGACGAGGAAGAAGATGGTGCGATTCGAACAACTGGCAACGAGCTTCAGGGTATTCACCCGTCGTATGGCGATGACAGCCACACTTTGCTTGAAATTCATACAGAGCTTGATCTTGAGGGTTTTGAGGATGCCGATGAAATGGGTCAGCCCACAGGCATTAAACTCCCGTATATCGTCACTGTTGACGAGTCTTCGGGGCAGGTTTTGTCAGTGGTACGAAACTATCGGCAGGCGGATCCCCTTAGACGGAAACGACAATATTTTACTCATTTCAAGTTTCTTCCTGGGTTTGGCTTTTATGGCTTTGGTCTGCTTCATACTATAGGTGGTCTGTCACGTGCGGCGACTTCGATACTGCGGCAGCTTATAGATGCCGGCACGTTGTCGAATCTGCCTGCTGGATTCAAGGCGCGCGGTGTTCGTATCCGTAACGACGACGAGCCGCTGGCGCCGGGCGAGTTTAGGGACATCGACGCACCGGGTGGAGATTTGAGGAATGATTTGATTCAGCTGCCGTACAAGGAGCCGTCGAGCACACTTGCGTCACTGCTTGGTGTGATCGTGGATTCGGGCCGCAGGTTTGCACAGGTTGCAGATGCAAAGATCGCAGACGCAAACTCACAGGCACCGGTTGGTACGACGGTGGCTCTGATCGAGCAAGGCTCGAAGATTATCTCGTCGATTCACAAGCGGCTGCACTACGGACAAAAGCAAGAGTTCCGGCTGCTATCAGAAATCTTTGCCGACAATCCGACGCCCTATCCATACTTTGTTGGTCAGAATGTGCCTGCCGAAGTTATGCAGCAGGACTTCGATGGTCGTGTAGACAT